CGCTGGCGCACCTCGGCGACAACGCCACCATCGCAAGCATTGATCCACCTGAAGGATCTGCGCAGGCAGAACACTGCCAACGCTTTTATCCAATTGCTCGAGACACTTTGCTCGAGATGCACAGTTGGTCTTTTTCAACTAAACGGGCATATGGCGCTGAAGTGGAAAACTCATGGCCAATGTGGCAGTACGCCTACTCCATGCCAAACGATGCATCCGACATCATTGCTGTGTTGCCGCCCGAAGCACGCGACGACTACAGCACGACATTCACACCGGAAACCTACCCTGACTTTTACACAAACTATTCGCCGTCTGTTGCCGCTGGCCAGTATGTGCCGCAGAAGTTTGCAGTCGAGATTGCGTCCGATGGATCAGAAATTATTCTGACCAACCAGAACCAAGCTGTCCTGCGATACCACGCAAAGATCACTGACCCAACCAAGTTCTCTCCATTGTTCACGGTCACTTTGTCGTGGCACTTGGCATCGATGCTTGCTGGTCCTGTGATCAAGGGTGACCAGGGCGCCGCAGAAGCCAAGCGATGCATCACCATGATGAACTTGTATCTTGGCAAAGCAATGGAGGCTGACTCCAATTCACGCCAGATCAAGCCAGAGCACATCGTGTCTTGGATCGCAGGGAGATAAGCATGCCGAATGTGCGCACACTACAACGATCTTTTGCTGGCGGCGAGATGTCGCCAGAAATGTTTGGACGCATCGATGATGTGAAGTACCAGACCGGCGCGGCAACGATGAAGAACTTCACCGCAACGCCACAAGGCCCAGCAGAAAACCGCGCAGGCTTTGCATTCGTTCGCGAGGTCAAAGACAGCACCAAGCGCACCAGGCTGATCCCATTCACCTACTCGACCACGCAGACCATGGTGATCGAGTTAAGCCCAGGCTACATTCGCTTTCACACACAAGGCGGCACATTGCTGTCTGGTGGCGTGCCATACGAGATCGCCAACCCATACGCAGAAGCGGACATCTTCGACATTCACTATGTGCAGTCGGCTGATGTGATGACGCTGGTGCATCCAAACTATGCGCCGCGTGAATTGCGTCGCCTGGGTGCAACCAACTGGACCCTGACGACCATCAACTTTGGATCACCGATTGCCGCGCCAACTGGCGTGACTGCAACTCGGTACATCCCTGCATCATCATCGACCAACGCAGACACATACGAGACGATGAGTTATGTTGTGACGGCCATCACAGCCGACGAGATCGGCGAGTCTGTCTCATCGAGCGTGGCATCAGTCACCAACAACATTTTTGTTACCGGCGCAACCAACACGATCTCCTGGTCAGCAGTGACAGGCGCATCGCGTTACCGCGTCTACAAACTGTTGGGAGGTCTGTATGGCTACATTGGAAGCACGACTGGCACAAGCATCGTCGACAACAACATCGCGCCAGATCTGTCGGTTACTCCACCGATCTACGACAACGAGTTCGTCAGCACTGGCAACTACCCAGGCGCCGTCTCGTACTTCGAACAGCGTCGCTGTTTTGCTGGCACCATCAACGAGCCGCAAAAAATCTGGATGACCAAGTCGGGCACTGAGTCCAATCTCAGCTACGGCCTACCAATCCGTGATGACGACCGCATCGAGTTTCGTGTGGCCGCTCGTGAAGCCAACACCATTCGACACATCGTGCCATTGACCCAGTTGCTGTTGCTGACTGGATCTGCTGAGTGGCGCGTGTCATCGCTCAACAGCGACGAGATCACACCGACCACAATCTCAGTTCGACCACAGTCGTACATTGGCGCATCCAATGTCCAGCCGGTCATCATCAACAACGCCCTGGTCTACTGCGGAGCACGCGGTGGCCATGTGCGCGAACTGGGCTACAACTGGCAGGCCAGTGGCTTCATCACCAATGACCTATCCATCCGCTCGGCTCACTTGTTTGACAACTACGAGATCAGCGACATGGCATTTGCCAAGGCTCCGATCCAGATGGTTTGGTTTGTGTCGACTTCAGGCATGTTGCTTGGCTTGACCTACACACCAGAGCAACAAGTCGGCGCATGGCACAAGCACGACACCGATGGCGTTTTTGAATCTTGCACCGTGGTGGCTGAAGGCAACGAGGACCGACTCTATGTCGTCGTCAAGCGCACCATCAATGGCCAGACCAAACGCTATGTCGAGCGCATGGCCAGCCGTCACTTTGACTCGATCGAGGGCGCATTCTTTGTGGACTCGGGCGCGACCTACGACGGCACCAACACATCGGCCACGACCGTCACAGTCAGTGGCGGCACGACCTGGGGTCCGTCTGATGTCCTGACGATCACAGCATCGACGGCCATCTTCACTTACCCAGGCACTGGCGATGTCAACGACGCCATTGTGCTGACCGACTCGGCTGGCAAGAAGTATCGCCTCACAATCCGCTCCACGACCTCCACAACGGTCGCAACGGCTCGGGTTGATGTGACACTACCAACTGCGCTCAGAAACACCGCCACGACCCGCTATTCGTTTGCACGCAACACGATCAGCGGCCTGACCTGGCTCGAGGGCAAGACCGTCTCGATCCTGGCCGACGGCGCAGTGCAACCGCAGAAGGTGGTGACCAGTGGCGCGATCACGATCGACCGGGCCTCGAGCATCATCCACATTGGCCTGCCATACGAGTCCGACCTGCAAAGCCTGCCGCTTGCCATGGGCATCGACAACGGCATGGGCCAAGGGCGTTACAAGAATGTCAACAAGGCCTGGCTCCGCGTGTTCCAGTCGTCTGGCATTTTCATCGGGCCTGATGCAGATCACCTGGTCGAAGCAAAGCAACGAACGACTGAGCCATACGGCTCACCGCCTGCATTGAAGACCGAAGAGATCCAGATCATGCTGACGCCATCCTGGCTGGACAGTGGCCAGGTGTTTGTCAGACAGTCTGACCCACTGCCTTTGTCCATCGTTGGCATGACCCTTGAGGTTGCAATCGGTGGGTAAAGGTACCCGTAAGATCCGGTGACCCGGATACTGTTCAACCATGCAATAACCTGGTGCTGTGGAGGTAAGGTCAACACAGTCCTCCAAGCCCAGGCGAAACAGGAGATTTGACACATGGCAACCTTATTGACCGGAACCGGAGTGCAGGCAATGAGCCAGACCGGCTCCATCTTTGCTATCGGTGGCGCAGTCACTGGGGCGATCGGCTCCTACTACGCCGCACAAAACCAGAAGGCTCAACTGGAATCCCAGGCATCCTCGATGCGCTTCCAGTCTGACATCTCAGAACTCAACGCGGCCCAGGCCGAATTCACAGCCCAGCAGATCCTGCGTGCTGGCCAACAAAAGCAGGGCCAGATTGGCTTGCGTGCTGGCAAGATCAAGAGTTCACAGCGTGCATCGATGGCCGCTCGAGGCATTGACCTGGGCGTCGGCAGTGCTGTTGAGACGATTGCAACAACCGACCTCATGAAAGAGATCGACATGCTGACCGTCAACGCAGACACCGTGCGCAGTTCAGAAGCCGCACGACTACAGCGCCAGAACTATCTGACCGCATCAGCAATGCAAGATGTCTCTGCTTCAAACCTGGCCGCTTCAGGCGACAGCATCAGCCCATTCATGGCGGCAGGCTCGAGCATTCTTGGAAGCGCTGGGTCTGTGGCCAATGCCTGGTACCAAGATCGCAAACTTGCGGCCATAGCAAGCCGTCTGGGCATCGAATAAGGACCGACCATGGCAACAGTACCTATTTACGATTTACCGACTCAAGACGCAAGCGTAGGCAACATGCCTGCATTCCAGGCGCCTGGCGTAGAACCAATGCGCGACTTCACTGGCGAGCAATTGCAAAAGACTGGCCAAGCCGTGCAGTCGTTTGGCACGACCGTGATGAAGATCGCAGACCGCTTGCAAGGTGAGGTCGACGACGCAAAAGCCAAAGAACTCTATAACACCTTTGCGGCCACAGCCGACACGATTGAAACGCAATACCTGACGCTCAAAGGCAAAGACGCTGTCGGCGCGGCGATGAAGACCAAGAACGATCTTGAAGCCGCATTGACTGATGTTGTTGGCAAGGCTGAGAACGATGTGCAAAAAATCATTTTGCGCAACTCTGCCAGCGTACGCCTGCGCAGTGCCAACAGTTCGATCATCAAGCACTCACTTGTTGAACAGCGCGACTACGACATCAAAGAAAGTGGCGCCCAAGTTGACACATTCGTCAATGACGCGATTCGATACTCTGCTGGCTGGCGCAACCCACAAGGCGACTTTGCTGTGTACTACGGTGCCGCAAAAGATGGCGCCAACAAGTTGGCAGACAAACTTGGCTACGAAGCCAAGAGCGCACAGCGTGAGCAATTGATCCTCAAAGCAACCAACCAAATCCATGGCCAAGTTGTGCAGACACAGATCGATGCGCAGAACCTGGACCAGGCACGCGACTACCTGCAACGCTACGGCAACGAGATGACGCCGGAGACTTTTGGCCGCGCAAAGAAAGCGCTTGAGATCGGCACATCCGACGCCAAAGAACAAGGCCTTGCAGAATCATTCTGGAGCAAGAGCGGCAACAACATTGCTGGCGCTTTGAAGCTGGCTCGTGAAACCTTGTCCGGCAAAGAAGAAGACCAGGTTGTGCAACGCCTCAAGATTTTTGAGAATGAGCGCACAGGCATTGTTCAAGCCGCGCAGAACGACGCCAAAGATAAAGCATGGCGCTCTTACGCAGAGACTGGCAACTTCAGCAAGATCCCGCCAAGCGTGTTGGCCAGCATGGATGGCGCTGACTTAGCCACCCTGCAACGCACAGCCAAGGCTGATGTCGAGGCACGCACAAAAGGCACCGAGGTCAAGACAGATCCAAATGTCTACTACCAGTTGACGCAAGAAGCCATGATGAATCCTGACTTCAAAGATCCGACCAAGGTTGATCTGCGCAAATATTTTGACAAGCTGTCACCTGGTGACCGCAATCACTTCATCAATTTGCAACGCACGATTGGCACAAAGAACGAAGCGCCAGAAGCAGTGACAACGCAACAGCAGATCACCGCAGTGACCAAACAACTTGGCCTCAAAGATGAGAAGGCTGGCATGTTCACACAAGAGGCCAACAAAGCATTGTTTGCGGCTCAAGTGAACAAGGGCGGCAAGCTGAACCAGGCAGAGCGCCAAAAGGTTCTTGATGGCCTTGTGCTTGAAGGTGAAGTGCTCAGTGGCTCGTTCTTCTTGCCTGACAAAAACATGCGCCGCTACGAGGCTCGCGCCCGTGGTGAAGAAGCCAAGTTCAAGCCAGAGTTCACTGATGCACAACGCGCACGCGCAAGCGAAGCGCTCAAGCGCAACGGTGTATCGAACCCGACTAAGTCACTGATTGATGCAGTGCTATTTGAAACCTACGGCATTGAGCAGAAGTAATAGGACACAACGACATGATGCTAGTACCTGATGATGAATTCAACGCCGCCGCCGCACGAGTTGCCGGTGTAAAAAAAGCGCCAACACTCGATGAGTCAGCCGCCAATGTAATCGATGGCCAGCGCACGCAATTGCGCACCAGCCTGTACGGCGCACTCGATGCAAATCCTGATGAGGCCGCACGCGCAAAGAATCTATCAAACAAGTCTGGCATCCCTGTCGACATCGTCCAGCGCAACTACGCGCAGGTCAATCGCAATGTGCAACTCAATGAGTTTGACGAAACGCTCAAGCGCTCGCCATTGCTTGGCCAATGGTTGAGCAACCCAAACAACGCGAAGATCTCGCATGATGATTCAAGCAACTTGGCTGGCATCGAGCGTGAGTACGGCACGATCAAACCGATCGAGCGCTCATTCCTAGAAGAGATTACTGAACCGCTTCAGCGTGGCTATGCGCAATTCAAAAAAGCCTTTGCACTAGGTCTTGAAGACACACCAATAATCAAAGGATTGCAAAGCCGACAAAAAGCGGCGGCAGA